GCCTGACACAGCATTAAGGCCAAATGTAGTTGTTTGGTCATAGGTTGTTCCATTTGCAGTTGTACCACTAGCGAGTAATGGGTCCCTGAGTAGTCCAATCTTTCTGAAATCGTTAGAGGTTGTAAACTTACCACCCTCATCTTTGTCAAACTTACAGTTTACCATGACGTTAAACCCACCAAGTTCAGCGACAGCATCCTTACCGTGACCTGTTTTCGGTGCAATATAAGCAGTTGCTGTCACACCCGATGAACCGTTGGCACTAATAACAACGTTTGCTTGGGAATAATCTTGACCAACAGCAGTGACGGTCATAGAATATACTGTATTAGAGGTTGTGTTCATGGTTGCGATTGCTGTAGCACCTGTTCCATCACCCTGAAGCACAACTTTTGGTGCAACTGAATATGTGGTTGTTCCGTCTAACCCCGTTGAAACAGCAGATGCGAGTGTCGCCACCCTGGTCGAACCGACATAGTTGATGACCTCTTTCTGTTGGCCCAAACCCGTACCACCTGTTGTATAGAACATACTGCCATTGTATAAGTCATTCACAGCAGATGCGCCAGAAGCAAGTGTGACTGTAGTTGTGTTTCCAACAGCAGCGAGTGTGCCTGTGTGATAATTGTTATAGGTAGAACCACCAGCAGTTACGTCAACAATGTCAATAGAACCGTTGACTGCGGCTTGCTGGACACTCCACTGGTTAGAGCCATCGTTTGCTGATAGGGTCTTGACAGGGATGTATGATGCTGTGTTGTATTTTAATACGTCAGCGGCCGATACAGTATACATATATTTCCACTTGTATCCATCAGCAGTCGTTATAATGGAGGAAGAAGTACCTGACGGAGTTGAAGTAGAAAGACCACCATTGTTGTTGAACAAGCACTTATATACATGGTAATCACTTACCATCGCATAAAAGTTATTGGAAAATAATGTAGAATTGGTGTCTGAATATTCTGTATATAAAGTCCCTGAAGTCCAATTCACTCTTGGTATTACGTATGACACATCACTGGCTTCAACCTTCTTACATGATAACATGTCACGCCAATGGGCATACACGGTGTTGGCAACTGCATCATTAGGTGTTGGAGGACTTGCATCATTGGTCCAAGCTTTCACACCTCCAATAAACATATACATTCTTGTAGGTGCAGCTTCACCAAAGGCTTCTTTGAATTGGTCAGCGTTATTTTGTCTGAATTTGTGTGTTACAACTGAAGGCATGGCTAAAAGGTTCTCCTGTTTATATTGTTACTATTTATACATTTTTTATCTGTGTTACAAAACATTTCTCTTGTAAATTTCACCGTCTGTTAGACCACCTTGATAAAGACCATATACATCAAGGATTGAATTGGCCCAAGCTGTACCAAGTCCAGTAACGACAAATCCTTGGTCTGGATTAACATCATCTGGATCTCTAACCATGATAAAGTCACCACTTGAAAGGTTTGCAGAGAACGCCGTCCCTGTTGCTACAAAGGCTGAATTGTCACTGAGGGACCCAGAGGCAACATATTCAATACCAGCAATAGTGTTACTTTCGTATGCACTGATAATATCGGTGTAAGCGGTTGTGATTACGTTTGCGGTACAACCAACTATTGGCCAGTAGATCATAGAGGTTTCATCTACCTGTTCCTCAACCCGGTCAAAGAAGCCAAGACCATCAGTTAGTGTTGAATAGATATTAGCTGCTTCTAAGTCTCGACTCATAAGAAGAAGGTTTGCATTGGCACTGGCACCAAACCTATACACTGGCAGTTCAGTGGTCATGCCCCACCGTCTAGGTTCATAGTTAAACATACTGGTCAAGGTCGAATACATGTTTGCTGCTTCCATATTACCACCTATGAGAGCAAGGTTCGTGTTTGAACTGGCACCAAACGAATGAACATGGGCTTCAGTAGGCATCCCCCACCTTTTTTCTGCTGTGGTAAAAATACTACTTAGTGTTGAATACACATTTCCTGCTTCCATCGCATCAGATGTAAGAGAAAGGTTTGTGTTTCCACTGGCACCAAATGAATTAACTGGTGCATGGGTGGGTATACCCCACCATCTGACACCGTAACCAAGCGCAGAGGTTACGACTGAAGAAGCGTTTGCAGCAGCTAGGTTAGCACTTAAACGGGCCGTCACCGTATTTGCACCATCTCCAAATGTTGGTCCAACATATACATCGGTGTTCCATAAAGCATCAAGGAAGTCAACGTTTGTGTTTTGGGAAACACCGATGTTTAGTCTGGTGTTGGCAAGACCATTGATGATGTCTGTAATTACTAGCTGACAAACACCGATGTTTAATCTGGTGTTGGCTAAACCACCCACTTGGTCGGTGTTCGTATTTGCAATAGCACCTACATTTAGCCTGACATTTTCCACACCAGCTATTGTATCAAAATTTCTTGAGACAACATCTGTTACTCCTGTCATGTCAAGTGCTGAAAGTGGTAATTTAATTTCATATGATGTATTGATAATAGTATTTGCGGCAACTCTAGCTGATACTTGAGCAATAGCAGATTCTATAGTGAGCAGCAATTCATAAAGAGTGAATACTGATGGTGCTAAGTTAATCGTATCAACAGATTTGACCTTACTGAATAGTGCAACACCAGCCGGGTGTAGCAACTTCTTAACGATGTCTCTGAATTTGTTGATAAACTCACCGGTCTGTAACTCGTATGAAAACTCTTGGTAGTAGAGGTTGTCTTCTAAGTATTTGTCCCATGACAACCAACCCTTGGTTCCAACATATTGTCCCGATTCAGTAAAGTTCGCGCCACTCGCAGTAACGGTATACCCATTTGTAGAAGTAACCGTTTCAGCGTCTAAGAACGTTCCATCAATACTTGTTAAGAGGAATTCAAATACTTCAAATCCAGAGTCCAAGATTGTTTTGATTACCTGTTCAACAACGGCAGTGGCACCAGATGTCCCACCTGTAATTTCATATCCTTCCATGTTGTAGGTCGTATCATTACCATTGACTCTCAATTTCTTGTCTAATTGCCAACGACCATCAGAACACCTGAGTATATCTTCAGCAGGATAATAAAACTCTACGTCATCGTCATACAAGATTCTGAATAACAGTTTGTATGACTTCTCAGAGCCTCTAGCCCTGTAGAACGATTTGATGTTTTTTGCTAATAGTCTTTTGTCTGCTAGAACATTTTGTGGTATATTTGCCATCAACTCGTCGTGGAAATATACAACATATTGGTCTAGTGTCGCATCAATATCTCTGTATGAAAGTAGACTCTTGGTCGCATCAGTAACTTGACCAGATTCTTCCATCCATTCATAGTATGCTTTTACGAACGCTACTAGGTTTGGTCCGTCTTCTCTAACAAAGTCAGGAAATTGTTGTTCTATAAGGTTGGAATAATTTTTATTAACCATTTTACATCAACTACACTTCTCTATCTTCGGTTGTAGTTACTGTAGTATCATCAATTAGGAGAATTTGGTCCCTGACAGGTGTGATGTCTTTATTGACAGGTTCAGCAGAGAGTTTAATCACTCCACTATTATCTACAGCTGTAGGTAGGAAAGAATTGATAGTGACTGTACCTGCTGCATAATCAATAGTACCTATAGCATCAGCAACGATAGTGACTGAATCTCCTGAAGTTCTCACAACCTGCATTATGTTATTAGATGCCGCATCCCGTAAATATGAACTATACCCCTCATATGTAAATGTAGTGGATACTATATCACCAGCATTCCCATTATCTTTAATTGCGTTAGTGAACTTCACCACATACGTTGTTGAAGTTGTAGTAGAGGGTGTAAAACGTTTTTGCATTTTCACAGTCGTTTCATTGCCTATGATAGCTGTTGTATCAACAGCATCAATATCTTTAATGAACTGGGAATATCTGAAAACCTTTCCGAAATCATTTAGGTTGTTTGTTTGGTAATCACTTATAGCAGTTCTTACTTGAGCTTCAATAGCTGCTCCAGATTTGGTTGTCCTGTCTGGATTGTAATTCACTTCTACTGTTGGTATAACATATAGATATGCAACATCTTGAACTTCTGGGTCAATTGACAACACATTGATTTTTTGTAGTGATGAAATTAGAGCAGCTTTTCTATTATCAGATATAACGGTTCCGACCTTGGGTTTCACAGCAATATACACTTTTCCGAACACTTGTGGGTCATTATCATCGCCTCCCCAGACTGAAACAGTTGCAAAATCTTGGTTATCTGCAATAATACGTCGTTCATAATCCTTCACGGTTACGGCTCTGTTCTGTCTTTCGTATGATAACGGTGCATTTTGTCGTATAGATTCCAGTGATTCTTCCACTTGTCCCCCAGAGCCAACGCTTACTGTGGATACTGTAATAGCAGAATGACCATCTATTGAGGTTGGGGGTGAGAAGGTACGAACACCATTTCCTTTAGTTGTGTTACATACTCTATATTTCAATATAACAACATTACCATCTGTAAGTTCCCTACCTATAACACCATCACCAAAGTATACACGATATTTCTTATCGTTATCTTCCTCTAAGAAGTAAATTTTCGAGGTTCCTGAGAGTTCAGTAATGTCATTTGCATAACTATATGATTGGACATTGGATGATGCTGCGGACTCTTGGACCGTAACTGTAAGGTTGGTAAGGTCAGCGTTCTCGTTAGGTATGAGGTAATCTACTGCATTTGAAGTGCTCACGGTGTATTTGTGAGTGAGTGGTAGTCCCTCAACCAATTGCATATTGCTTTCGATATAACCACCACTTGAGTTGGGTGTGATTACAACATCATTAACGTTTGAAAAAGTTAATGTTAGGTCGTCTATACTTGAAGAAAAGGTTGTGTCTGATGATATTGTTACAGTATTGGGTGAGGTGGTAGGCACAACGGTTACACTTACGTTCGCAACTGCACCTTTAGACCATGAAGGTAAATAACCAATCTCTTTAGCTCTCGATACTAAGTTATTCCGTATCAATGCAGTATCAAGGTACATTTCGTTAGCTACCATATTGGTGTAATATGTGTTGTAGTGTGTATTATATGCCAATAAGTCTAACAAAAGACTCATGTTTGAACCTTCAAAATCATAGTCATTGAATTTTGTTTGAGCTCTTAAGAAGGTTTTAAAGGATTCTTTGATGTTTTCAAAACCTAAATCCGAAACTGATAGTGTTGAATTTGCAATACCCATATTTTTACCTTACTCTTTCTATGAAAAGGTCCAACATAACAGGACGGACCTGATTATTAATTCGGAATGTAATCGTAATATTAAGACCATTTCTCTCTCTATCATCTCCAGTTTTAATTTCCAAAAGTTCTATTCTAGGTTCATAATTATTTAAAATTTCTCTAATACTATATTCTATATCAGATGCGGTAACATTAGTGAAGGGTTCAAAAAATGACTTTTTTACATTAGATCCTAGGAGTGGATTATAAGGCCTTTCATAAAACTCTGTAAAAATTAGATTCTTAACGGCTCTTTTAACAGCATATTCATTGGTCTCTATTACCAAATCCCTTGATACTGGATGTGGTGTCAAATTTAATGTGAAATCGCTGAATATTGTTTCGTCTGGTCTTGGCATTTGTTAGTTCTCTATTTTTTACTATTTATATCAAATTAATCCAAAAAAACGCTTGACAAACTCTAAAAACAGGTGTATAATTAGCGGTGTCGCTTTAAAACATCCATATAATTAAGGTCCTGTTCCATCTCCAGCAAAAACTGTAGGTGCTCCTTCTGTCATGACTCCAAGGTCAGCTGTAGACCATCCTTCATCAGTCCATTTTCCAGCAACTCCTCTACCATGGCAAAAAACAGTAGATGAACCGTTATTAACATAAGCTACATGTGGACAACAACAAGGAGGACAACCACATGGTATTAAGTGGACTACTGTCGGATCACCAATTCTTGCAACTAATAGACCTTCAGCAAATACATCTGTTTGACCAGGTATAGCTAATGTTGTAATAGTATCACAACCATGACCTGTTGTTAATGTATCGGTGTGTCTAGAAATGTTTGTTGACATTTTTACCCACTACACACTAATGTTGGACCTTGCCAACCAGCTGGAGTATCCGCTGGATGGTCGACACTAAGATTTAGGTGTATTTCTTGTCCATATGCGTATAAATTATCTGAAGATGTTATAACCATTTTGTCACCAGATGTGGAATAATATTGTTGAGCCACCTTGTGTATATGTACGGAACCATATGTATCTTCTCTGTTTCCGTCTACTATGTCTTGACGTAACAGGTGTGTATATTCATGAAGATTTTTACACACCTCTATACTGCTGTTTCCACTAACCACTAATGTATGGTCGTTACCAACATATGTTGAGTGGTTACAAGCATATTTTTCAACGACATTTCCTGTTACATATTCGGTTTTGTTACCACCAACATGTATATTCCAATCTTTTTTAATATAGGTTGTTGCATTACCATCTATTGTGAGGTTACAATCTCCCCTGATAGATACATCATTGGTACCAGCAACAATTGTATAGTTATTCGCTACAATCCTTGTTGATTTGGTGCCTGATGCATCAATTTCAAAGAATGTTCCTGTTTTATGATATTCATGAATTCGTTCTGCATACTTGGTATCGTCGTATTCCATAATATGACCTGATTCAGATTCATAAACGTGGTTATAAGGGTAGAGTGCCTTATATCTTGGTACATCCTCACCCTCATCATTTTGAACAAAAGTACTGGTTGTTAAGGGTTCGTCCCATATTTTTGCTGGAGTAACCGGTACTGTTGGATGTTCATTTGTTAATACAGTTGCTTGTGTGACACCTCTACAGTTATCCCCATCAGCTTTTCGGGATTGAGCACCCTTTGGTTCGATCACAAAACACGCATCTTTTGTTTCAAAAATGGCATGTGTATAATCTTCTTCATTTCTAGCGAGTCTGTTTGTATCTGGTTCATTAAGTCCATGAATTGCTTGATCTTCCTTCGGAAAAGTTCCATGTGGAGCATCCTCAGGTATTCTAGGATCATTAAATCCTTTAGCTCTATCCGGACCTTCCCCTGGAATACCAGCAATAACACCAAATATAATTGGTTCTTGAGCAGTATTACCATCTCTAAAAAAACCAACAACCCAAGTACCCTCAACAGGACCTAAAGGTGTTTCACCCATTCCACTCATAGCTGTGGATGTTAATGGTTGTATTGGATGTGCCCAAGGCAAATTTTCTGTGGGACTTGTCTGTTTATTTTCATCATGAAATCCTAGGCACCTAACCTTACACCTACCCAACATCAATGGATCACCACGGTCTTCTACGACACCCTGAAACCAAACAAATTTGTCAAATCCCATATAATTATTTGTCATATTTTTTCTCTACATATTTCAGAAATTTTAAAATACCATTCTTTAGGGATTGTTTAACAACCTCATTATACTCACTAGAAGTAAGGAAGAGGTCGAATAGTGTTACCTTACCACCATTATCTTCGGCAACCCTTTTTAACTCATCTAAAGAGATTTCATAAGGGTTTAATCCATTTCTTTTTTTATCTGTTTCACTGCTGACGCTGGAGCGTTGTTCATTATCCACTTCAATAGTTCCTTATTAAATTGTGTATAACCACCATGTGGTTTTCCTTCTTCTTTAACTCTAATATATGCAAAACTTTTAACGACTATAGGTCTTATTCGTTTTCCAGTTACAGGATCTCTTTCACCATCCAATTTTTCACCCTTACTATTAACATGATAGATGATATTTTTGTCATTACCTAAGACGACATGTATTGCACCATTAATACCATTTGGTGGACCATGTTGTATAATACGAAACATGGTTACCGCTGCACCTCTTGCTGTGTTTAATACTATCTGCGGCGCGGTCATACGTCCACCAGGCATTTTACCTCGGAACTCATTCCTTTTTTTCGCTAGTTCATAGTTTGTTAGAACCCATACGATATGGATATTCTTAGGTTCATAACCTACCATTAATAATTTAGGTAGAAAGTTGTGTAAATCACGAATGTCTTTGAACGTCATATCAAAAAGAATATTGGGTAACCTGTCCGACTTTACATCCTTGAGTAGGTTGTTGAGTCGTTTATCCATAATACCCGCATCTTTAACAAACTGGTGTAGTTTATATACATCTTCAGGATTGTTAAGTTCAAAGTTTTTTAACTCAGGATAAAGTTTATTCAGTTTGGATAATTGTAAAATTCCCTTCTTCACTTCATCAACATCTCTAATTCTGAATTTACTACCTTCTAAGAAATTGTTTATAGCGAACCCTTTACCTGAACCAGAACCACCAGCCAAGAATAATACTTGTCCATACGATTTACCCTTATTCAAAAGTATGAGTTTTTCTTCAATATATTTTTCTGACTCATAGTCTTTTAGGTTTTCACGTTCTTTGAAATTCAATACCATTTGAGTTTATCCACCACACTTTTCAATTCGTGTTATCGTTGGCCAACCAACTTCAGCCACATCCCCATATGTATCTTTAACAATTTCCATTTGTGTTAAATATGTGTCGTAGGCCCACTTATGTTTTACACTTGTTACTAAATATTTGCCGCCTATTTTGATTTCATGGCGTGGCGCCTTCGTGGATCCACCTCCACCTAAACCATGTGGTGCTGGTATTTGTAAATTGATAATATCACCCGGAACCCTCTCATGGTCACCTGGAATAGTTATGTGTACAACGATATTATTTAATTGTGTTTTAAGAGAATTATATTTAAGTAAGAATCGTTCTATAAATGTAGGACGTATAGGATCAATTGGT